AGGAGTAGCAGGTTTAGAGACATTAATTAAAGAAATTTTACAATCAGAAAATCCCCAACAATTAGCTAAAGAATTTGCTCAAAAACAAGTCCCATCTTGTCCATCTGATGTAAATGGGTTAAATGAATTAATAAATAAGAAAAATCAATTAGTTAAACAATTAAATAACATTTATAAAAGTATTAATACTATTCAAAAGTCATTAGATATACCTTCAAAATTCATTGAAATAATAACTCCAATTATTCCTATTACTGAAGTATCCTTAATAATAGCAGGAAGTATTGCAACAACCCCTGGCATTCCACCTGCCCCATTTGATACCGCTTTTAAAATTTTAGATAAATTAAGAGATTTAATAAAACTATTAGATGCTAAACTATCAGGAGGAAGTTTACAATTATCTATTTTATTAGATGAGTTAAAAAAAGTTTTAGCTTTATTAGCTCTATTAGATAATTTAATACAAAAATGTACTAATGAGTTAGGTGGAACCCCTGAAGAACAAGAGGCAATATCACAAGAATTACTTGACTCTACCCAAGACCAATCCAACCAACTTTCCCCAGTAGTTACTAATGTAAATGGGTTTGAAATGTCTGTTGTGACTGTAGAAGGTACAACTGACCAAAGTTTAAAAAGAAGAAGAGCAGTAGCTCGAAATAAATCTGGAATTATAATGTTACAAGGTGAACCCTCCTTTAGCTCTAATGATCAAATTTTGATTGATGAGTTGGTATTTTATATTCAACAGAATGATTTAAAAGCAGATTAATTTAATATTTATAAAAAACGTATATATGAAAGCAACAGAATTAAAAAAGATGATTAAAGAATCAGTTAGAGAAGTGATTCAAGAAGAATTAAAAGAAATTTTATTGGAGGCTGTTAAATCCCCAAAACAAACTATAGTTGAAAGTAAAATTGGAACTTATACCCCACCATTTCAAGAACCACAATTAGAATCAAATCCACAACCAAAGTCCCAATCTGAAATAAGACAAGGTTATATGGATGTATTAGGTGAAACTGCTTTAAACTTTACAAGTAAAGATGTACCTAAATTCAACCCTCAAGGGGTTGTAGATACAACTTCCCCAAATGGTCAATTACCTGAGGGTGAAGTAGGAATGGATCAAATAATGAATTTATTAAAGTAATAGATGGCTTTTAATGCTAAACAAATATATCCTATTGACTTCAACAAAAGTGCTGCTGTTGGGGTTGACTTACCTTTTAGCGACCCTGCTGTCTTTAAACCTAATTATACTACAGCAGCAGCCATTAAAAATAATTTAATAAATTACTTCCTAACCAACCCAGGTGAACGTTATTTAAACCCAATTGGAGGAGGATTAAGAGCATTTATATTTGAGCAAATAACAACTGATAATTTAGACTTTTTAGAAGAAAGAATATCTGATGATTTAAATAATTTCTTTCCAAATGTGAGAATAGGGAATTTAGAAATATTAAGACAAGAAGATACAAATACAATAACGGTGTCATTAACTTACAGTGTAGTAAATACTAACATTAGTGACACAGTAGCAATAGAATTCATATAATGGCTGTAGATAGAGACGTAAAATATTTAAATAGAGATTTTTCTGATATTAGAGCTAGGTTAATTGAGTTTTCTCAAACCTATTTCCCTAATTCTTATAATGATTTTTCACCCACCTCTCCAGGTATGATGTTTATGGAAATGTCTGCTTATGTAGGTGATGTTATGTCATTTTATCTTGATAATCAAGTTCAAGAGAATTTTACCCAATTTGCAAGACAAACTAATAATTTATATGAGTTAGCTTATATGTTTGGTTATAAACCAAAAACCACTGGGGCTGCTCAAGCTAAAATCGAATTATTCCAACAAGTCCCTGCTAAATTAGTTGGTGCTACTTACCAACCTGATTATGACTATGCTATGACTGTTGGTGAAAATAGTACTATAACTTCAACATCTAATTCATCTTTAAATTTTTTAATGGAGGATAAGTGTGATTTTTCTATATCTTCTTCAAATGATCCAACAGAAGTATCAATCTACCAAGTATCAGGTCCTACACCTCAATATTATCTTCTTAAAAAAACAAGAAATTCAATATCAGCTGGGGTAAAAACTCAAACTTTTACATTTGGGGCTCCTACTCAATTCCCAACTATTAACATAAATGATAATAATATTATAGGGGTGTTAGACATAGTTGATAGTGATGGAAATACTTGGTATGAAGTAGATTATCTAGCTCAAGAGATGATTTATGATAATATTAAAAATACTAATGTTAACGACCCTAACAATGTAGAAGATGCAGGAGATGTTCCTTATATTTTACAATTGAAAAAAGTCCAAAGAAGATTCTCAACAAAACTAACATCAGATACTAATTTACAAATTCAATTTGGTGTAGGTAGTCCTAGTGATGTGGATGAAGAAATTACACCTAATCCTAATAATGTAGGTATAGGTTTACCTTTTGAAAAAGATAAATTAACGACTGCTTACTCACCAACAAACTTTTTATTTACAGGAACATATGGAATTGCACCTTCAAGTACAACTTTAACGGTTAGATATTTAGTTGGAGGTGGGGTTGAAGCTAATGCTGCCTCTGGAGACTTAACCTTACTAAATACTGAAAATTTAACATTTAATAATCCAAATTTAAATATTTCAACAGCTAATTATATATTTGGAACAATAGCTACCAACAACCCAGAAGCTGCTGATGGGGGACAAGCAGGTGATACAACTGATGAAATAAGACAAAATACTTTAGCAACAATTGCTGCACAACAAAGATCTGTTACATTAGATGATTATATGGTAAGAGCTTTAAGTATGCCCCCAGAATATGGAACCGTAGCTAAAGCTTATATTGAAAAACCTAAATTAACAGATGAACAAGTTTCTACAATTGAAACTTTAAATTTATGGGTTTTATCTCAAAATAGTGACTCTCAATTTTCAACCCCGGCAGCTACATTAAAAAGAAATTTAAGAACTTATTTAGCCCAAAATAGAGTAATTGGGGACAATATTGAAATAAGAGATGCATTTATTATTAATATAGCAGTTGATTTTGAAATTATAGTTTTACCTAATTATAACAATAATGATGTTATATTAGCTTGTATCAATTCATTAAAAAATTATTTTGCAAGAGACAAATGGCAACTCAATGAACCCATTTTAGTAAGAGATTTATATGTAATGTTAGATAAAATAACAGGAGTACAAACCGTAAAAGACATTAAAATAACAAATAAAGCAGGAACAACATCAGGGTATTCACAATATGCTTATGATATTGATTCTGCTACCCAAAACCAAGTAATTTATCCCTCATTAGACCCTAGTATATTTGAAGTTAAATACCCTAACACTGACATTAAAGGTAGAGTAGTACCATTATAAAATTAAAACATGGCTGTTTATAAATTATTCCCATACAAAGACACAACCTTATATTCATTTTACCCTGAGATGAATACCGGGATTGATCCTATATCTCAAATTTCAAACTTAAACATAGCTGTTGATTCAAACCCTCAAGTTGCTAGATTTTTAACAGAATTTGTTCAAACCGAAATAACAGACGTTATTGATAATAAAATTGGAAGTAAGGCTTGGGATGTAAATTTTAAAGGATTTATAGCCACAGCAGGTGGAGTTGTTGAATCAACTGATATAGCAGTTTATCCTATAGCTCAATATTGGTGGAATGGAACAGGAGAATATTTAAATCAACCCCAAACAACAGATGGAGCCTCTTGGTACTCACCAAACTTCTCAGGTTCAATAGCCTGGTCTTCAAGTGGATTAGATTCATTTGGTAATTCAGTTACTGGTTCTTATGATGCTACTTTAGTAGGTCAAGGGGAGGTAGTTGGTTATTTGAATCTGCTTCAACATCATTTAAAATAACTCAATCATTTGATACTAGAAGTGAAAAAGATTTAAATATTGGTGTTAAATCCATAGTTGAAAGGTGGTATAGTGGGTCAATGACTAACTATGGATTCATAACAAAATGGGAAGACACAGTTGAATTTAGTTCAAATTTACAAATCCAACCTGTAATGCAGTTTTACAGTGTTGATACAAACACAATTTACCCACCAGAATTAGAATTTAAATGGCAAGATTATACAACAGTTTTAACAGGTTCATTAACTTCAAGTATTGTATCAACTACAAATTTAGTAGCATCTTTAGCTGAAAACCCAGGTACCTTCTTACCTTCAAGTATAAATAGATTTAGATTTAATGTAGCACCTAAATATCCGGCTAGAGTTTGGACAACTTCATCATTATTTACAGGGACTAATTTTTTACCTACTTCTTCATATTATGCTATAAAAGATTTGGATACTAATGAATTTGTTGTAAAATTTGATACTACATATACTCAAATGAGTTCTGATAGTAATGGAAATTATTTTGATGTTTATATGAATGGGTTAGAACCTGAAAGATATTATAAAGTATTAATAAAAACTATTATTAATGGGTCAACTTTAATATTAGATGATAATTATTATTTTAAAGTAATTAATGGATAATGGCAATAGACGTAAACTTTAATAAAGAATATTTTGATAAAAGAACCTATGAAAAAACCATAGATACAGCTTTTACTCAAATTGGGGTTAAGACTGTTCAAGAACAATTAGATGAACAACCTTCAGTTCAAGAGTTTTTTAATTTATATAATGAATTATTTTATCAAATACCTGAATTAGGTGATACAAACTCACATGAATTTTTAGTTAAAACTAGTGGTGATTATATAGCATTTGATGAGAATAATGAATTAATAGAAGCACTACAAAATGAAATAGCCCAATTAAGAGAGGAATTATTAACTGCTCAACAAGAGTTAGTTAACCAAACAACACAATTATAATAAATGGCAACAGTTTCAAGAATAAATCCTGATAATTTTCAATTTCAATTTTATGAGCCACAAGATGAAAATCTAATAACATCTTTTGATATTGATACTGTTCTTTCCTCTTCTGATTACATTGAATTTTATGTATATGATAATAACCAAACTGTACTATCTAGTACAACTAATTATTTAAATTACACAGTATTAAACGATGGTCAATCAGCAGGCAATGACAATGAAAT